AGGTCTATAAGATACATGGTCAAGGTCAATTAACGCTAAATGTCCAGATGAATTAACTCTAAATAGAGGTTCTTTCACAAGAGATAATGAGCCATGAACAGTATCAATCTTCATGAGTTGATGTCCGAATTGACCATTACTCTTTTCAAAGTTATATCTCTCTTCACCTGCCATTGAATTTGATACAAATCCACCAAGCTTATTGAAATGAGATACGACTGGAAGACTAGCTAATCCAAGTTTATTTGAAGTACCACCCCTTGCAGGGTCATATATAACTTCAAACGCACCTAATAAGTTATCATAAGTCAGCTCGCTTGATGCAAATGTTGCCAAATAAGGCAATTTCTCAGTATAACTTAATGAAGCAGATGACATATTAACAGGTGTTCCACCATTCTTAATAATATGACCTACAACACCATCAGTATATTGAATACCGCCAGTCGAACCTTGCATACCAAAAAGCATTGCTCTTTCAATGTCAACTTTATGTTCTCTTAATTTAAGATTCCATAATCTTGCCCATTCATCAGCATAACCACGATATACAGTTGCTCTAGCTGTATTAGTCATTTCACAAGCTGTTTTAAAGATTTGAGTATATCCATATCTATTATCAAGCTCTTGAGACCATACATCGGGAGCACCTGAACCTTGTTCATATGATGTTCCTATTACAACGCCCTTACCTTCATCATCAAGTAATGTTGTTGAACCACTTGATGCAGCAATAGTTGTTACATTAATTGTAGTATCTGCTGAATTATGCGTAACTGAATTAATCCTAGCTGTAGCTTGTGTTATAGCTTCAACATCACCAGCACCACCACCTTCACTATTGATATTCTGAGCGAATTGAACAACCATTCCTTTAATAAGCCATGAAACATTTCCATCTGTGTCACTACTACCTGTTGCTAATTCAACAGTAATATTTCCACTGCTTTCTGCAGCTGGTAATGTCTGAGTTCCGTCAATAAAAAAACTTCTATCTGTAATAGCTGTTTTTGTTCTATCTTCCAAAAATCGGAATTGACTATCCGATGTTGCAACTTTCCCTACTTTGGACAAATATGTAAAAAATGGAGATTCTTCTGGGGCTAAGTCTGCGACCCTATCACTAAAATCATAAAGTCTTCTTGATGGTATAGTAGTATCAATGACCGCACCAGGAGTTCCAAATTTTACTTGTCCACTATTAAAAGTAGCCATTTTTTTCTCCTTGTTATATTATTATTATTACAATACGTTGCTTCGACTGCCAGCTTTTGTAATTGCATTCCACATTTCATCTTTTTCGCCTTTTCTTTCAGGTTGCTCTCCGTTTAAAATACCAGCTTGTTGAGGAGCACTCTGATTTTGACGAATTGCGTCAAGTGGATTATTATTATTAGCTTGAGGACTTACAATAGACTTCCACATATTGATTGCACCATCAACACCATACTCAGCAGGATTCTTTGCTGCAAAATCCATAAATGATTCAACTTCCTCTGGATTTAGTCCTTTTTGACTAAGTTCAGTTTTTAATTGATTCAATCCGACTTGCTTTTGAAATCCTTGCATTTGTTGATTAACACCTTCATTAATAGTCTTTTGTAATTCCTGTTGTCGAAACTTATACGATTTAGACGACGGGTCATTATAGGCTTCCCAAGGGTCGAACTCATCCTTATCCATAGAAACTGTTTCATTAGCATTTGGTTGACCACTTATCATTGTTTGTATATTCTCAACAATGTCTGGACGTGATTCCAATAATTGTCCTATTTGTTCATATTTCTTTAGATTCTGATTTTCAGCATAGAGTTTGTCCTTTTCAGATTGATGATATTTTGCTTGTTGTTCCCAATCTGTTGAACTCTCTTGTTGTTGCTCACCGTTATCTTGCCCTACATTGTCAGTGATTTCACTTTGATTTTCATCAAAATTTTCATTTTCTAATGCATTATCCATTTTATTCTCCTTTTCTTTGCAATTTCTCTTGTTTTTCTTGAGTCTGACCACGTAAGTGTGATTTCTCCATTTCGAGTTTAACTGCATTTTCTAGTTTATTAATCGCTTCCTTTGAAGCAGATTTTGAGTTTAATTCTGTTTCTTTTAACTTACCTTTAAATTTCTCAACTTCAGTTCTTTTTCTTGATGAAATAGATTCTCTGTGTGCTGTTTGTAAGTCTCCAGATAAATTTTTGATTTGCTCTTGAGCACCTTGTAATTGTTGTTGTAATTGTGCTACAATATCCATTCTTTGTAATATACCTTCTTTATCAAATATGTCTGTTTTCTTTAATGCTTCTGTTCTATCAATTAAACCTGCTTGATATGCTTCCATATATATAGACCATTCTCCCCATCTATTTGAAGGCATTGTAGAATTACCAATAACATTAATATCATATTGTCCTATAGTTAAATCATTATGCATTTCTCCAATTGCTTGACTTTTATCATCATAATAATTAACCATATATTCAGACATATCATTATTTGGTTGAACAATTCTAAATGTTTTTTGATATGTATAATGTTCTTTTGCTAAATTATAAACAACTTTTCCTAATCTTTTTAAACTTCCTTCAATATCTCTTAATTTAGATTTGCTCCTTCTTTGTCCGAAGTCTTCAAGCATCATAGTAGCTGAAGATGTTTTTGGAGCAACCTCTGTATTTCCTTGCATCATTTCAAATATACCCATATTTAAATCAATATATTTTTCAATCATTGGAGGTAAATTTAATATTGAATTAGATAATGGAGATGGTTGTGGAAAATGAGGTTCTCCCATTGAAGGGTCATATTCAATTGTTGCATTTGGATTTGCCCAATCTCTTTCTAATTCTTCAATATCATCAACACTTCCTTGAGGTAATAATAATTTCAATCCTGCTGATGATTGAGCATGAGATGTAATTAAAGACATAACTTTATTTAAATATCTTTGAAAATCTTTATTTTTTCTAACATCACTCATTGGATATGGAGTATTAGTCCAAATATTTGGAACTGGAACAATTGGATATTTATCAGTATTTAACATATATTCATATAGTATAACTTGCCCTAATGTACAAGTTAACTTAATTCTTGTTTGTAAAACTTTAACAACATCAATTAAACCTCTTTCAGCAGCTTCAATAACTTCTTTTTTTAAAACAAATTTTTGCATATTCTCTTCATCAAGTATTCTTTCACTTCCATCTTGAGTATTTAATATTCTATAATATGGAACTTTGACTTTTGAAAAATATTCTATTAATTGATATTTTTGAGAACCTTCTCCATGGTCATAATCTTTTATAACATCAGGAGTAAACGAACCTTTTGTTCTTGAATTTAATGCAGATGGATATGTTTCATCTTCACTGTATCCTTCAATTTCATCAATCATCATTTTTCCACTTTTTTCATCAACTTCTTTTAATTGAGGATATAAATCTAATAATTGAAATTTTGTAAATATAGTTGATAACATCATACCAGATGCATCATCAAACCATCTATTTCTTGCATTCGGGTCAATAACAACTCTAAATGGGTCAACATATGTAAATTTTACTTCACCTCTCCCATAATCAGCTTCTCTGTCTATATATGCATAAAAATATCCAAGTCCAGTTACAGCATAATCATGAACAGTTTGTTTGAATACTTCGTTTCCATCAGATATATCCCAAATATATTCCATTATAGATTTCCATACATTTGCTAAATCACTATCTGAATCTTCTCTTGCTGTTGCTGAAAATTTTGGAGGCTTAGATGTTATAATTGCTTTAAATTGTTCAATAGCAGAATAAAGTCTATCCATTGGTACTGAAGTTTGATTTCTGGATTCAAGTTCGTCAAGTTCACTTTCCGAAAAATGATTACCTAAATAAAAATCAATATCTTCACGTGCATGATTTTCCCATTCTTTACGAGCATCAGACCAACGCTTCCACATTTCTTTTATATATTCTACTTGTTTATTAACCTCTATCATAACTATTAATATAATATATTTTTAATGTAATAATCAATACCTTGCTCCAGACATCCAATTATATCGCTTTCTTGACTTTAAATAACCTTTTGAATCTTTTTTCTTACTTGTCCCAGCTTTTTTATTTCCTTTAGCAAATTGTGTTGATAACCAAAATGCATCAATTGTATCATCATGTGTTCCTTTTGGAAAGTCAAGTAGTTCTCCAATAAATTCATGCATATCTTTTTTTAGATGTACAGCCCCAGCTTTAAACATTGGTTGCAATCCTTCAAATAATCTATCTTTTTTCTTTTGATTGCCATATCCTTTAATACCTTTTTCAATACCTGGAAGAAACTTTCCTTCTTTTTTACTTCGCTTATATACATAATCCCTTAACATTTCTTGATAAGAAATTGTTTCAATATTTATTCGCTTAATTTTTTTGTATCGTTCAGCGATTTTAAATATCTCATCTGCACATTCCATCGGTAATACCCTTTTTCTCCAATATTCAAGGATATAATAATCATATTCAGAAGTAACACCAATAACCATAATGACGCTATAATCATTCCTAACCCCAAGAGTCGAAGCTGGGTCGACACCCATATATATATTAACATACTCAGTCCTTTCATCTTCAAATTTAATATACCATGAATCAAATTCTTCACTAAACCTTATTTGACCTTTATAAAAATTATCAGTAATATCCGATTCACTAAATATTTCATCTTCAGGAGATTTTGCTTGATTCATATATTCTTGATAAAACTTACTTGGAGTACCCGAATCAATAAAAAATTGTTTACGTTCTTCAAGTTTTTTAAGAGGCCAACGTGAAGGCCATAATGTAGTTCCATCATCAAGAATAGCTTTATGTGTTTCAAGATTCCATGAATAATCTTCGCCAGTTTTTTGAGCAGCCTGATGATTTCTTACTAAACCATTTAAAAATGAATCATAATGTACGATTGTACCATTACACCATAAAAATCCGCCTTTATCAAAATCAATAGCTGGATATACTGCAGCAGTTACCCAATTCTTTATATGCATTCTTGCTTCAGGTGTTTTAGTATTTAACTCTGATTCAAAGTCATCAAGTATAATTCCAGTATATCTTGTAGATAATTGCTTTTTACCTCTAAG